TATCCTGCGTCAGCCCCGCCGCCACGTGCAATCATGTCGAGACCGGAACCGATGCGATCTGCGGGATTCGCAAACTGCGAATTGAATCTCTGCATTCCTTGTTTGAGAAAGCCCATCAGATTTGATCCTTAAAATACATGACGTTCGACAGCACGAACAATTCACAAAGCCCTTCCGAAGTCTCGCGCTTGCCTACATACTTGCCGCCGATCCAGCGGGCAAGCAGCTTCACGTCACGCCGGAAATCGGGCACCAAGCCGAAAATCACTTCCGCGCCATGATCGACGAACATCTGGCGAAACGCCTCTTTGGCATTGTCGATGGCTTCCCGCCCGCGCGACACAAACAGGAAATGCACCTGGTAGGTGCCATCGCCTTCCCAATCGAACAAGGCAATGTCGCCGTTCGGGAAAGTGATCGGAATGTTGCCCTCGAAGGCCAGCCAGTCAGCGCCTCGCAACCCTCGATTGAGGGGCGATGTGTCAATAGCTTCAATGATTTGGGTATGCGCGTTCATGCTGCCTGCATCCAGATCGCCCCGTGGTTCCCGGTTGGGCTATGTGGACGAAACGCGCTGCGGCGAGGGAACAGGGCAGTCATAGCCTAGGAGCGGCGAAAGGTCAAGTATATTTGACTCCTATTCCATATGCTCCGGGAGAGCCTGAAATCGCTGCTGCTGTGCCCGCTACTGGAGGATTAGCGGCAGTGTAGGCTGCATAGCCGCAATCCGAAAGACCCGTATCGCTGACTAAAGTAGTGTAACTGACATCGCCATTGCTTGCGAACGTTGAAATAGTAAGGACTGTAGTTCCGCTTACACCGCTTCTAGTAATAATTAAAGCATATCGAGTCCCTGCGGTGAGAGAAATCGGGCTGCTAAAAGTGAGTTCAATCCATTCTTGCGACGTGTCTGTGGCAGTGAAAGTCGTAGTTGTGCCCAAAACAGTGCCAATAGTATAGCCTGTAGGCGTTGAAAGAGTGGCGATAATGCCAGTATAGGTTGCTCCATTAACTTTTGAGAACATTCGAGCATATAAAGATATCACGCTCATGTCACGTCTAGGTTTTATGATATTAGCTTTAGATGCTTGAGCACCACCCGATGTTACGTAAGAAGCATCCGAGGCACCCATGTCGATGATAAGCCCGCCACCACCGGATTGATTGACCCAACTTGGGTCTGCCCCTGCGCCATTTGTTGCAAGCACTTGACCTGCCGTGCCCGGAGCAAGAGCCTGCCAATTCGTCGCGCCGCGAAACAGCACTGCACCGTGCGTGCTCGAAATCTGGTTGAGAATGGCCTGCACTTCGGCACTGATCGTCGGGTTGCTGGTCAGCTTACCATCCGGCGTAATGGAAATGCCACTGCCCGCTTGCAGCGCATAATCATCTATGAACGCCTGGATTATCTCAAGAGCGCGATCTTCATCAATGGCTTGGCCTATGTCGATCTGGCGTTGCTGCGCCCACCGAATGAAATACTCGGTCGGCTTGCCGTCAGGCCCGACGATCATCTGATTATTGACGAGAGGTTGCAGCTTGCCGACCATCAGTCGTCATCCGGATCGTTCATGGTCAGACTGTCGATGCGCGTGAATACGCCAGTATCCGTGAGCCGGAAAAGGCGTCCAGGCGCTTCAATCTGTCCGAGAGAATACCATTCGTAAGGCTGATTGACGGTGCTTGGCGTCACCTCAATCGTGCCTGCATCATGGTATGTCTTGCCTGCGTCGTCCGAATATTCAAGAGTGATCTGCGGAGTGAAAACATCTGTCAGCGGTCCGAAATTGTCCCCGATCAGGAACAAAGCGTAGCATGGCAGCACTTCACGGCCCGTCATAGGTACCTGACCCATCACGATGCGCTGGAAGGGCACTGTCTGCTCAGGAGCATCTGACAGCACTGCTTCATCAAAGGCTCTTTCAGGATCGAGCGCCCACAAAATTCCTGCCTGATCGTCGCCTGCAAGAATTGCGGAACCGGACTCAAATCCGATAGACTGGCCTTCGATCCAGTTGGTGCCGCAATTCACGCGCCAGACAGGGAGACCATGGCTATCCCAATTGACCCATTGCTCAGTGCTTGTGTCATAGATCAGCGTTTCTGTTTCATTGAGCCGCAGCACATAGAAGTCGTGCCCGTCGAGCGTGAAGGTCCACGCGCGGACAATGGTATCTTCGATGCGTCCACGATAAACCACGCGCACGACCGATTGAGAAACTCTCAATCCGGTGGCATTCTTGCCTACGACAGGCCGAACCAAAGATTGCGAGACTTCCACACTCTGCGTCGGAATGTTGAAAACGACACGCACGGAAGACTGAGACAGACGCAAGTCACTATCTCCGACCGCGACGGATCGGACTGCTGTCTGTGTGAGCCTGACTTGCGGCGTGAGCGCCATGCTACACGGTCCTGTCGTAACGCTGCCGGATCGAATTCACCTCTGAGGGAGACCAAGCCGCAGTCGTCGCAGGGCTGACTTGGCTCACATCATAGCGATATGTCGGTATAGTGGTGACGGGATTGTCCGTTCCCACATCATAATTTGTGCCGTCCGGTGAAAGACTGGTCTGCAAATTCCCGTCGCCACCGTCTGTCTTGCGAGACCGAGTAATCGAAATCAGTCCACGAATTGAGGTCACATCAGGCGGCAGCGAAGTAAATTCCACTTCGGCAGGAGAAGGCGGAGTGTCATCTGCTGCAATGAATGTCAGGTCGTCAGGAGGCGATTCATCCAGCAAAGACCATGCTTCGGTGCCGGTCGAAGGTGTCCAGCCACCAAGGGTTACGTCTTCGTCAGGTCGAAGATCGGTGACAATCACATTGCCCTGGAATGTGTTGAAGGAAGACCCCTGACCATTGTAGACTACGATATTCTTGCTGAAAAAAGGATTTGACTCGCCAAGGTTAGCGTCAGGAAAACTTACAAGACCAATCGTTCCTGTGAAAGGGGTGGGGTCTGTGTAAGACAAAACAGTCAGGTCATTCTTGCGAACCTCAACCGTTCCTGCGGTAATATCGACAAGAGTTTCGATCAGGTTCCAGCTATTCGCCAGAATGATCGGAAAATCGGCAGTTGCTACGACTGTCGTATTCCTCGTGATTTCCAATCCTCCGTTGGGCCGAACCCTGACTTGGTAGCGCAAGACATTTCCTGTCGTCAGAAATGCGAGAAAAGGGGTAGCTGTCAGAGGAAGCGATGAAGCGTAGAAATTATGGGCAATCCCCACAACATCATCGGGAGACGTCAATGCAAGTCGCGTGGCAACTGTCGAACCACTCAATGCTCTGTGTCTGAGAACACGACCATTCGCGCCGATCAGAGGATCGGGATCAGCGGCAATAGCGGTTGAAACCGGAGAGCTTGCCACAAACACCCACGGAGTGCCATCGAGCATCCGGTCGCCTTGGGTGCCGTAAAGCCCTTGTTCCCCGGAAGGAAAGTCTGCCCATTGAAGCGTCATCGCAACTACTCCTAAGAATTTGACTGAAACTGGATAGCCTTGCGAATACGTTCTTCGATGTCCGGACGGCTGATCCTTTTCAATCCGCCCGCGATCTGGAACACGCCGCCATCACTGTCAACGATCACCATGCTTTCCTTGATTTGCACAGCCGTTCCCGGCCAAGTACCTCGATCAAATGTCACGCCTTGCAGGCGTGCTACCGGCGCGTCGAAATCGCCGGTAAAATACCACACTTCTGTTGTGGCTGCACCGGGAAGCCAGAATTGGTCGCCAAACACCCTCACCCGATAGATCGGATCAGGCGCACGTTCCGCCGTCGCAAAGTTGAGAGGATCAATGGTGCTTTCTCCCGGCTCAATCCAGAAGAATCGCCCATTGATGCCTTCGCCCTGCGCAGGAACGACCACAACGTAAGACGCGATGTATCCGAGACTGATGATACCTACATCGTCAGGTGTGACAATAGGAAACCAGGTCGGATTACCGCCGTTCGTCAACGTCCCTGCGCCCCACGCCAGTGCTGCACCTGTCTCTGTCGTGATGATCGAGTTGCCGATGATCCCCGCAACCAGCGCACGGACCGTTACACTGCTGGAGGTGCTGTCTACCGATTGCACCTGCATATTCTCGATCAGGGCTGTGCTGTAGTCCGTTCCCGGAGTGCCTATACCATTGATAGCTTTGCGCAGATTGTCGAAAGCCTGACCAGGTGAACCTCCCAAAGCCACCAGCCAAGGACTACCGACCGTGCCTGCCGGTGTGCCTGCATCCACGCTGCCGCTGGTGAATCGGTAATAGGTGTCTCCGATCCGCACTACGTCATTATTCGCCGGAGTGCCGGTCAACTGTCCGCTCGCAAAGCCGTCCTCGGCATAGCACATGAGCGTGCCGCCGCCCGTCACGAACAGATAGGCTGGCGTCTCCCCGATGTTACCTGTGGCGACCATTTCGACGGGTGAGCGAGCAGGGCCGGGGAGGTTGCCGATAAAGGTTACTGTCTTGTCAGGCTTCACTCGCCAGATTTCTTCCCCTGACGCCACGAACAAGTCGCCGTCAAAGCTTCCCGGCTGGCTATATACGCCTCTGATCGGTCCCGATCCGACTTCCAGCCACCTCCTCATGCCAGGGCGCGAGATCAACGCCGCCTGCGTCGTGGTCAGAACAGGGTTTTCTTCGAAATACCGATTGCGCGTCCGGATGCGCGCCTCTTTGGCTACGCCTCGGAAATAGTCGCTACGGGCAAGAGGAATGTCAGGCACAAATTATCCCCTACCCCAGAAATAACTGCCTCGCCGGAAAGCGCGATTGGATGAAAATTCGCGCTGCTGATCGTAGGCTTGAGTAGACATGAAAGGCCACGAAATATCGTCGAGGATTTCAAGCGGCATGGATTGCAGATAGCGCGACACAAATTTGCGGCGCTCGTTCTGATACATTGCTTGGCCCTGCGGGTCCATTGCCCGTCCGTAGCGCGGGTTGATCCGCATTGCCAAGAGCATGATGAAAAACATGTCAAACTCGGCAGGGAACGGCATTTCATCCGTTTCGACCACGCCGACAAGCTTCATCCAGTTGCCGAGATCGGCACGATAAAACCACTCTGCGTAAAGCCCGTTGGTGTTGAGCAAAAGGGTCGGTGCGCCCTCAATCGTCCGTCCGTTGGCGTCGAGAGTGACAGGCACAGAGGCCAGTCGCCCGAACGGGTCGGCAATCGCCATGCGGGAGCCGTCCTGCGGCTGGAGCGACAGATAGAGTGTCTTGGGCTGCTCGTTGACTGCGATCAGCCGAGAGTTGAGCATGGGGTGGTCGATCTGCTGTTCTGTCCAGCCGAGATCGTAAGCCGGGCTTTCGCGTCCGAAATTGCCGAGCGGCCAGTCTTGCAAAGCTTCGCCTGCTTCATCCCCATAGATCGTGGAGAAAAGCTGGTTCAGAAGCCGAAGCGCCTCTGTCTCCTGTGCTTCGTTCGGTGCCTTGCCAAGAGGAAGGATATTCCCCTCCCGGAAAGCGTCATTGATGATCGACGAAACCAAGGTCACAGAGACGCTCCATACTTACCTGCGGCGAGCAGTGGTTTTCTTCATGCCCGACTTTGTCATGGGCTTGTTGTAGCCCTTCATCATGCTCTTTGCCATCCCTTTCGGGCCGGATTTGCTTCCGCACTTCTTCATGGCAGTTTCCTTTCAATTAGAGGTCGTGCTCCACGACCTTGGGCTTGCGTCCCCGCTTCGGTGCAGATTCGGTGCTGATGGTGTCATTGACTTCAACAATCTTGGACGGATGGTCCTGCCAGCCTGCCGGAACGCTCTTGGCGTCGTCGAAAATCTTGGCCTGATCGTTCGGGCCATAGAACCACTTGGGAAATTCGGACATGCGGTGTTCTCCTTGTCATTGATCTGTTTCAATATAGTCTGAAAAAATATCCAGACCAACTGCCAAAGCTGTTGCATTATTGCTGCGCCAGTTTTGTGAATACGTCAACAATGTCGTGACCGCAGGCAATTGCGTTCCCAATGTTCCTGTCAAGGTGCCCGAAGCGACATGGCCTGTATTAAGTCGAGTTACTTGCCAGTTAACTTCTGCGCTTCCGGAAGCACAAAACAATGCCAACTCATATACATCGACTGAAAGTGTATTGGCCGGAAAATTAACTCCAAGATCAATAGGAGTCTGTGCTGCGGAACCTCCCCAATAAAGGAATAGATTAGTGTCTGCGGCACCATGACCTACTCCAATTGAGTTGACCAATGTTGAAGGTTCGACATTGGTAGGAGCGCCAGTTGAAGCAGAAATTCCAACAAATTGCCGAGCGCCATCCACTGTGGCCGCGTCAGAGCATCCAAAACGAATGACTTTGAAAAATCCACCTACCGGTATGCCGCTAGCCGTAGTCCCCAACGTGATTTGTGCCACTGCGACCCGTGCACCGGCCAACGAGCCTGCGGCTGTTGCGCTGACATAGCCGAGCCTGCGCATCCGCGTGAACATTCTGGTGGTCGCCACGTTGCGCGCGGTCGCTGTGCCTGTGACGGAAAAGGCCGTAAAACCCAATATGCCCGGCACAGTCGTAGCGTTACCTGGAGGACACCAAAATCCTACTTTGTTGCGGGCCAACAGGGGCTGCAAGGCGCTGTCTAACCCGCTAGGGCCAATAAATGCAGGCAATTGCCTGCCTCCTACAGACTTGCGAAAAAGAGTAACCGATCCGGCAGAAGGTGCTGCGGGATTTGTAGCTACAAGATTGACAGGTTCTCCAATTTTCTGCGTATTAGCGTCGAGATCGGCAACACTGGAATTGAGCGCACTTGTGGCGGTATAAAGTTCGGTCGC